AATAACCCAGTTTGAACCAGTAGGAATAGTGACCGTGACACCGCTGTTGACCGTCATAGGACCAGCGTTGATCACATGACTACCAGAAGGAATAGAGTAGTCAGCATCGACGGTGTAGGAATGAACAACCGCCCAACGGTTAGTACCAGAGGCACCACGTTCGGGATAAGCAGTACCAGCTTCCGCCCAGCTGAGCGTACCTGCAGCATCACTAACAAGTGCGTGACCAGAAGTGGTTGCATCAGCACCAGGCAAGGTCCAAGTAACGTTAGAAGCAACAGACGCAGGTGCTTTAAAAGCTACCCATTCACTGCTGTCGGAGTCAGCAAAACGAAGGGATGAAGCAGCGTTAAGAGTAACGTCACCAGTTAGCGCACCGCCGGTCAACAGCAGTGCAGACGTGTCAACGTAGTTCTTAGTAGCTGCATCCTGTGCACCGGTAGGATCGGTAACGTTAATGATACGGCTAGTGTCTACGTCAACAGAACCGGTGCTGGTAGGAGATATAACAAGATCATTGCTAGACCCTACATCAGTTCTAATAACCGCTTTATTTGTTCCCCCAGCAGCAAATTGTAGAATTGACTGGAAAGTATTATTTTGGGCGTCAATAGTGACAACAGCCGCTTCACCTGTTGACTTTAAGTGCAGTTGTGAAGTCGGATTAGCTATTCCAATACCAACATCACCATTATTAGTTACTCTCAGGCGCTCAGTACCTTCCGTAATAACCTTGAAGTGACCATCAGTCCCGGTGTCAACGACCTCAGCAGAAGTGTCGCCCTCAGTAATCAAGTCAGCAGAAACACCAGCTAGTTGATCATCGACATACTTCTTAGATGCAGCTTCACCATCAACGCTAGGTGCAGCGGGAAGACCAGTAATCGTGCTACCGTTAACGTCAAGATCACCACCCAGCTGAGGAGTAGTATCCGACAGCAAGTTAAAGGCAATTGAACCTTCAGGAATGGTCACAAAGCCAAGCTGTTGGTCTACTTCAAAGAAGTCCCCAACCTTGAACTTACCGTTGTGGTCGGTAGTAGCGGTCCAAATCTTACCGTTGTTAGATTCAACGACTTGGTTAGCTTCAATCGGCACACCACCATTTTCAGGCAGTGCAGTGTAGTCAGTACCAGAACCAACGTACTCCATCGTGTGACCGCTAGAGGCGATCTGGGAACGAAGGAAGAACTGAACAGCAGCACCATCGGAGATGTCACCATTCAAACCAAGGTTATTGCTACGGTTAGTAGGATCAGGACGACTGATTTCCACATCCCATCCACTTCCATTTGCAACAGCAGACAGAATAGGATAGGTAACACTGTTCACAGTAACCAGCATGTTGGTCTGTGGACGAGTTGAAGTACCGTGCCAAGATGCGTCAGCAGACGGAGTGTTAATGGTAAACGTATCTACACCAGACAGGAAATCACCGTTTACAGTAGAGGTAATAACGTTGGTAGTAGATTGACCATCAGCAACAAGTGCTTGAGTACCAAAGTCAGTGGTAGATGCAGCCAGGTTAGCCTGACCACCGTTCAGACACTTAATGTGATAACGGTTAAAGAAGGCATAGCTAGAAGTAGCCTGAAGGTAACCGTTGTTAGTAACAAGGATACCAGGACCATTCAGTGCAACGTGGGTGTAACTGTCGCAGACCATAGACCGCAAGGGGCTATTGTCGTGAAGAGTAGCACCGTTAACCAGCAGACCACCACCAGTAGGATCGGAGTCGGTGTCACCAGCTTGACCACCAGCAGGGTTATGGACTAGGTAGTTAGCACTAGTTGGATCATTCTCAATCTCACTATCCGAGAAGTTAGTACAGTTCTGGATGTACGGAGATTTGGTAACAAATGCATCATTATAGAATGCAAAGTTCCAACCTTGAGTCGTAGGCAGGGTAGCGTCAAGCGTGTTGCCAGTACCCGTACCAGCCTTAACGCCAGTAAGCGTCAGACTAGAAATGTACGAACCACTATTCAGTTCAAACAAAGTATTGGTTTCAGTTGCAGGGGTAGGATGCACAATGCAGCTACGCAGCGACTGACCAATGATCGAAACGTTACGACGCTTGATTTGGATAGGTGCAGCTTCAGGGTAAGCACCAGCAGACACAATAACGATCTGTCCGTCACCATCACCAGTTACAGTGATTTGAAGACCAGAACCAGAACCACCAAGGTCAGCAGCATCAGCAGACAGAACGTCACCAATGCTATAATTCTCAAGGGTAGTAGTGCTGTTAACAGTCACAGCAGAGACAACACCAGAAGCGTTAACAGTGATATTAGCAGTCAAACCAGTACCGTTACCACCAGTCAAAGCGACAGTGGTGTAGGAACCTTCGACGTAACCAGAACCACCAGAGGTGATTTCAGTATCAATTTCGGCGTTGATCTGCTCAATAGCCGCTTTGATGGTTGCTTTAGGCGTACTAATACGGTGACCAGTGTTAGCGTTATCACCAGAGGCTTGATCCACATAAACAACACTAGGTTGTTCAGTAAACGTACCACCAGAGCTAACAGCAGTCCAACCTGTACCATTCCAGATGGACACCGTAAGGTCGTCATCATTCTGGAGCCAGGTCTTACCTACTTGGTAATCACTACCGCTGGGAGTAGCAGTTTGAACAAGGGTATCAAACCGCTTAGCAGCAGCACTAGCAGTAAAGATGTTGCTATCAGCCGGAGCAGGAGAACCTGCGTTTTGCTCAGCAAGACTGATGATGTCGCCGTCTTTGATCCGATCGAGGTCAACGGAGTTAGCACCGATACCAAGAGTGATGGTGCCGTCGCCGTCATCGGTCAGGGTAAGACCGGTTGCGTCAACACCAATGTCGTTGGTGATAGCTTCGTCAACATAGTCATCAATAGCCTGGGTGGTGGCTACCTGCGTATCACTTGAGTTCCAAGTTTCAGCAGACGTGATAATGTCTACATCTTTAATGCGATCAAAATCAATAGAGCCAGCCCCAAGACCAAGGGTAATGGTTCCATCACCGTCGTTAGTAATGGTAATGCCAGTGCCGTCAGTACCAATGTCACCAGTAATGGCGCTATCAATCTTGGCATCGACACGATCATCAATGGCTGCCGTAGTGGCAATGGTAACGTCATCACCAGTCCAAGCTTCACTACTAAGGATGGTTTCGGTGCCATCATCAAAGTAGTTATCTTCAAGGTACTGCTTGGTTACAGCATCCTGTTGATCTACTGGATCAGCAAGATTAGTAATTCGGTTGTCATTAAGATCAACATCAGTAACAAACTCACCACCAGATTCGGTGACGTACTGACTGCGAAGCTCTTGAATTGCAAACAGAGCTTGCTCAGTGTTGTCATTTAGATTCTGTGCCCGAATTGAAGAACCTGGGGAAAGAATAGCCTTTGCTGCGTCTACGGGGGTTTCCCGGAAGATGCGAATAACGGCCCCCACATCAGGAGCCGTTACAAAGGTGACAGTTGACGTTGCAGAATCAATAGTGTATTCAGTTGTCAGAGTCTGAAGGACTCCATTAAGGCTAACCTTAATGTCAGTAATATCAATGTATTCGATAGCGAAGGGACCAAAATCCTGGTTCCCGCCTACCGTTTGAGTTGTAATGAGTTCTGTGTTCGCCATTTAAAAGAGAACCTTTAATAGGTCATAAGACGTTGAAGACGATCGCCCTCTTCGTCAGTCATGGTGGAGTAGAACTTTTGCGGTTTGTCTAGCTGGTAATTACCATTTTCAAGCTGAGTCTTCTTAAGACCAAGACCTTGAAGCTGGGTAGCAAAGGTAGCATCCTCTTGAGCAAGACGATCAAACGCCATCTCACGGTGCTTATTCCAGACCTTACTAACGTTGTCATAGACCTTAGGACGTTCCGAACGGAAGTATTCCCGATCAGGTCCAAGCCTACGATTACGCCAGTTATTAAGATCTTCTTCGAAGTAGGGTTTCTTCATTTCCATATCTAATTCGGAACGAAGACCCGACTCATACATATAAGTACGAAGTTTGTTCTTTTGATCAGCATCAAGACGAAGGCCTGTCTTGTCACGATCAAGATCATC